CTGCCACACTTTTCGCAGATATGGAAACTTAGTGAAGGAAGACTGAACAGTGCCAAGAATTGTCGCCAACTTGACCTTATGTTCGAGAGTATCGTATGTATCTGTAGCTCTAACCACGACTTCAGTGAGATTACAGAACTGATATGGTCTAAGAATAATCTCGCTACAAGGATTAGTTCCAAACTCATGCTCTGGATCACGTCTACCATACTTTGCAGCCTGTTTTTTAGATGCTTCACGATTAAATACTCCCCTCTCACCTGACTTACTTTCTACTAACGATAACCACTCACGCATGAATGTTTCAATATCAGGCTTCTCTGTGTAAGATACTGAGTTGTTAGCCAATGCTCTATGTGCAGCAGTCTCCCACCACTGTCCTGACTTAGCATGACGCATACGATCATCACTTAGGTTGGACAAAGAGATCATGGCTGACCTACGTACACCACCTACTACAACTATCTGACCAATGAAACACATCAGGTCATGGCACTCCATAGACGTTAGCCTACGTCCTTGTGCATTCTTAAATGTCTGTACACTAAAGTTAAACAACTCTATCAATGGGGCAGGTCCACTAGCCCTACCACCAAATGTCTTGAGCCTTGCTCCTGCAGGACGTACCTCTGATACATCCCACTTGGGTATCTCTCCTGCCCATAGCAATGCTAGTAGTTGTCTAAATCCTTTAGCCCATCCCTCTTTGCTGTCTTTTACAACTATCATTGTGTCGCTTTCATACAACTCAGGTATCTCTGGCAGCTTCTGTACGAACTGTCGTTCCACACTGAAGCCTACACCAGTACCACATAGTAGTATAAACATGGCCTCATCGAATGACTTAGGGTCATCCACTGGTAGGTAGCTACAGTTGTATCCTGCTGTGTTATCTCTATCCAACGCAGGTCCACTCGTCATCATGGCTCTCATGCTTGGCATGATTTCTAAGCCTACGATTGCATCACGTATCTGATTAATGTACGTGTCATTACCTGCAACCTTACGAACTACATTATCCATGTATCGTTCTACTGTCTCACCCCAACTCTCACGCCCCTTGCCATCAAAGTATTTTGCGTAACGTGACTTGTGTATAAATGACTGATAGTCAGTCGGTAAATAATTGCTCATTGCTTACTCCGTTAATATGTTAATTGTTTTAACTGTTATCCCATCTATGTCGTAGATAAATTCTTGCAGGGTTTCGTTTATCTCTTCCCTCATTGATCCATCTACAGGCACTGGGTACTCATCTTCATCTATGTTTAAGGTCAAGAACACTTTGAGTTGCATCTAGTTTCTCCAAGTAATAGTTCAAGTACCAACGTGCTTTTAACAAGTCCTCATCTTTATTCTTGTAGTTCTCACGCCAAGTGTACTTCATATTGTTGCCTTTAATATATCCTCTAAATTCTTCTGGTGTTAGTGCAGCATGAATGGCTTCTATGCATTCAATACCTGCGTGATTATAGTGTGGTGGTTTGTTTACATTGTCTGTCATTTTTATCTCCAATATAATAATAGGCGAGTATCACAGGTATTACAGCTAAAGTTACTACATATAAAACCATCACCTTCCTCTATATCTGCATCGTGATCGCCACCTTGTATCATTTCTGTATCACACTTAGGGCATGTAAATATTCCTTTACTTTTTACTTTCATAATATCTCCTATTGTTTGTTACCAAAATCTAAATGTACTACGTTGTCTTCATTGTGTGTTATTATAGGCTTGCCTGTACTTTTTAACATAGTTTCATGGTACTTGTAAAGGGTATCTCTAAAGTTATGATCATCTTCCATAAGGGGTACAGAAGCTAACATAAGATTAGTTAATAAATCTATGTGTTGATAGTCACTATCGTTAAGATAGTTCTCATCAAGCGTCATATAACCAACCTTTAAATCTCCTGACCATGTATCTTCTGCATCTAGCACTGGTGTTACTCGTATAACGAAATCATTTGGTTCGAAGTCTACAAATATTCTTTCATCACCTTTCATATTACTTCCTTTCTATCTTGTTTAGTGGGAAAGCAATTAGGTCTGGATGATTATCTTTTCCTTTTTCTTTCAACCATTCTAATGGTACAACTCTGTCTGCGTACATAAACTTATTACGATCACACCAGAGACTGTAGGTTGTCTTTGCCCCTTTACTTAGCTTACGTCTGGAACTCTCGAACACAAAACGTATGTCTAACTTGGGGTGTTGCTTCTTAATGAGCTTATGTTTCCTACGATCATCTGATGTGAACCGTCCTTTAGTTTCTATTATGATGCCGTTAGGCAACACGAAGTCTGGTGTGTATGTGCGGTACATCAAGTCTTCCCACTCTATCTTTAGTGCTTCGTACTTGATAGGCACATTGTGTTCTACAAGATAATCTTTTACCTTTATCTCTAGCCCACTTCTATAGCCATACTTTAATGCTGCCTGAAACTGCTTTCCGTACACTAGAATTTCCAGTTAGAGTACAGGGGAATACCAAAAGATGTTGACTGAAGACCCAAGTCTTTTAGCTCTTGTCTAACAACAGCATCTGCTTCCTGTCTCGCTTGCATTGCTGTACGTAGACCTGCATACCTTGCCTCTCGCAGTGTTTTCTTTTTGTCTGCAATTTCAGCTTCCATTGCACGAATTTCTTCCTGCATTTCTTTTATTTCATCATCACCTAGCATGTTACTACTCCTGTAATTCAATATAGGCTACAGTTTTAGGCTCACGTGCTTGTGATACCTTGGACGGTAGCTCTTGCATATTAGGCCAACACTCAAAACGATAGTCACAGAACTTGCAGTTATCATTTAGTATCATGTTGCCACTGGGCTTACCTCTGTAAGTCTCAGGAACAGCTTCGAAGCAACGCTCAAACTTATTCTCGTTAACTTTTTCAACTGTCTCTTTTAATTTAGTAAGCTCTTCCTTCATGTTAATAGCGGCAGGTACATACTTAAAGCTGCCATTAGCTTTGTTTACTACCCACCATCCACCTGCACGTTTGTCAGATGCCTTTGCATAACCTGCAAGCTGACCTACGTACCCAAATGGATCGCTCTTTTTCAGTGTGTCATATGAGTCAAACTTATTCCTGTATGACCAATCAGATGCAGACTTTATATCATCTACGGCATCTCCTAGTATAAGATCATAACTACCAGAAACCATAGTATCATTAGAATCTCCCACTTTAAGAGTAACCTTATCAGTGTCATCAAAATCCACACCAGACTCCGTAAGCAGCCCTTTAAAAACAGCTTCAACTATATCCCCTAACATCATGTTCATAACAAATGTAGTTGGCTTGGGTAACGCAGTCTCAGGTTTGTTCTTTTCAAACCACAGTTGACAGGTAGGACGTCCAATGTTGGACATCCGTAACCTGAAATCACCACGTGATTTACCACTACCAAACTGGCGTATGACTGCATCAGCCACCTCTGCACCAATTTTCTTAGCTGTTTCTTCAGAGAAAGTAGTCTTTCCCCCTACAGCATCAGACATAAACTGGTGCAGTTTTAGTTCAGCAGGATGGTGCATTATGCAAAGTCCTCTTCTGTAATGTCGATGAACTCTTCAACACCTTCCTTGTCTACATCGTCATGCTTATGGGCATTCTCATCCCAAGCATTTGATATGTACTGATTGTAGTTTGTTACCCATGCTAGGAAATTACCTAGTGTTTCCTGAGTAGCATCGTCCAACTCCAGTGTAGTCTGCAAGTCGAGTGCAGTCTCTGGTAGATAGAAGCTATTACCGTTTGGTAACGACTGCTCTGCTGTAGTAGCAGTAAACGTATGCTGTGGTGGTAGCCTACGCATCTTGCCTAGCTTGGTGAAGATAGCACCAACAGACTTGAATGCATCACGGTTCTCTACTTCCCAGATGAATGGTGTTTGCGCTTCTACATCAGCAGCTTTACCAGATGCATCTACTGGATCAACCAACTCCACTGTACCGAACACAACACGTACACGCTTGATCTGTTTAATCAGATCCTGCATGGACTCAGGCAATGCCTTGAAGTCCTGTATGTATCCTGCAGGTTTACCACAGTTGAACCCACCGTCATTGTCCTTGAGGTCAATGTTCAAGTTGTCAGCCATGACAGTCTTGATGTATCGGTTAGGTGTATTGTCATTACCTTTTACGAAACGCTTGTACATAAACCTTTGTACGAATGGGCGAATGATTGCCTTAGATGCATAGTAAGTTGGGCCATCAGGTATTTCCAACCTGTATGTACCACCCTCAACGACTTCAACCTTCTTGGTCTTACCGTTTACATCTGCCTCACCCATGATAGGTGAGTGTGATATACGCAGTCGAGCAAGCGTGGATGCTTTCTCTGATTGCTGATTGTCTACCGACATACCCATGAGCTTTGCCATGTCTGAGAAGTTTGTATTTATTGCGACTTGATTCATATATAGTCTCCTTTTCTACTTTACGAATTTATAGTTTTATCATGCAACGTCTTTTGTGTCAAGCCAATTGTCACCAATTTTTGCTTCTAATAATAATGGTACATTGAAATCTATGTTCCACTTCTTATTGACCAACGATGTTAGCATTTCATTAGTTCTGTTTATTACCTTGAGTACCTTTTCTGTTTCATCTGGGTGAACATCAATCACGATACTGTCATGTACTGTGTTTACAATACATGACCACATCTGATTTACACCCATTAGCTTATCTATGTATATCAGAGATATAGGTACAATGTCAGCAGTGGCAAACGATTGGACAGGATAATTTTTTATCTGTGTGAAATATGTCACACCACCAAAGCGTCTGCGTTGTACATCAGGGAATGCAAACTCACGACCAGATGGTGTACGTATCTTGCCAGTGTTCAATGCTTCCTTGGCGAGTGCCTCATGCCACTTGCCTATGCCACTGTATTTCTTAGTGAACTGCTTGTAGTATGCAGCCTCTGCTTGTGTACGTCCAAACCCACTAGCACCATACAAAGGTGCAAAGGTATGCGACTTAGCATCCTGACGTGAGATAGGTTGCCCTGCATCAGAGATAACTTTAGCTGTATAACTATGTACGTCAAAGCCAGTAGCCACTTCATCAAGTGCAGTCTGGTCTTGTGATAGGAATGCAGCAACACGAAACTCCAACTGTGCAAAGTCAGCTTCCATGATCTGCCCACCCTTCCATCGTGACTTGAACACACGCTTCACTGGAAACGTACCACCACGTGGCATGTTCTGCATGTTTGGGTCTGCCCCTGATAGTCTGCCTGTACCTGTGCGGTGCTGTAGTAATCGTACATGTAGCTTACCATCTAGCTTGGTGTGTGTGGCTATACCATCAATAAAGCTACTCAGGTAAGTCTCTACAGCACTCAGTCTACGTACACTCTGTAAGAATGTCTCAGCTTCTGCCATACCCTTACTACGTGCAATGCCCTCAAGAAATACTAGGCTGTCTTTACTTGTGGAGAAACCGCTGTGGCTCACCCACTTAGCTGTAGGTGGAAAGAACTTCAGCCCTGCTACTTGCCTATCATCCACAAAAGTATAACCGCAACTGTTGCACGTAGGGCATCTATTAGTTCTGGCATATGGTGTTCCATCTTTTCTTACCTTTCTTATCTGTCCAGTGCCATAGCATTCATCGCACTTCTTTGCTTTCTGTTTGTATAACACGTCACTGCTGTTACGTACCTGATACCGATAGTCCTGATCACTCATACGTTCCTCAAACAACTCTGCCCAGAACTTCTTGTCCTTGGGCTTACGGCTGTAGATAACCCATGACAACTGCTCTGTGCTACCAAGATTGATAGGGCGATCACCCATCAAGTTACGTACTTGTTCCTCTAGTTTGATTGCTAGTTGATCACGCTCTGTTTCATATTCTTGACGCACACTCTCAAGTGCATCAAGATCAACTGCAAATCCACGTTGGTATATGTGGGCAAGATGTACAGCTAATTGATTGGTCAGCTTCACTGTATCTTGCAATGGCATGTGTTCCTCATATATACGTAGCTTTGTATCAATGTGGTTGTACAACTCCTGTGTAGCATGTAAGTCTGCTGACAGGTAGTCAGACAATTCTTTGTGGTTCATGTCACGTACAGTATTACCTGCATTCAGCCAAGCTTTCAGAGTGTCTTGCTTCTTTGTGTCTAGCTCATACCGTTCTGCACATGCCTCAAGTGACAGAGGTTCTTTCTGTCCACGCTGTAGTATGTACTCGCCTAACATGGTGTCAAAGATTTCACCTTCATAGGTAAAACCTGACTCCCATAGCCACACTAGATCGTGTGCGGCATTGTGCATAATAAGAAGGGAAGCCTCGTCCAGTTTATATTGAACGATGGCTCTCCCCTCTGTGGTGGGTTGTTGCTCTGCGTGATCGAATGTTACAAGGTCTTCGCTACCAAGATCATCTAGCATACCCACCATAACTAATGTATTCTCTGGTTCGAAAGGGTCAAGGTGTAGCTTGCCATTTCGTTTTATCACTGTGTTCTCTACGTCAAGGGTCAGTTTCATTGTGTCTCCTAATAGTCGGGTGTTATGGTTTCATGTGTTGCATCTACTACTAACTCATTTGAGTAGTAATCGTCAAGCGATTTCTCAAATTCTTTTTTGTTGGCAAACTCAGCCATAGCTTGTGTTGCTTCTTTCAAAGTTAACTTGTGCCGTTGCATTGCTCCAAGCAACTCTACTTCTTCTATAAGTGTCTTACTCACCATTGTTTATTTCCTCTCGTTCTTTTGATCGTTGACGTTCATCATCATCAAATGATCTTATTATGGGTACAGTTTTATTGTTGTTGTCGAAGTCTACAATTATACCAGTGTTCCACTTAGCACACTCCTCTTCTGCATCCTTTAAGTTATTAAACAACTTGGGCTTGGGAAAGTTTACAAACCCATGTGTGTTTTCTGGCACATACATTATGTCACCATCCACATCTATCACTACCGCTAGTCTCATCCCTCTCTCCTTCTCTGTAGTTCATACTCAGCTACACAAATAATGTTTGTAACTGGATCATTAAAACCTGCTATCGCAATTACTTCTACTGCAAGTGTACTCGCATTGTTAGCATCGGTGACGTATTCCACACACGCATTCTCATACTCAAATGTTTTGTATGGTATGATGAATGGATCACCCATGTATACAGTAACGAGTATGACCCAGTTCATAGGTACTCACCCAATGCTTTCCATGACCAAGGAAAAGCTTTTATCATTACCTTCTGTATCTGCGTAGCTACCTCACGTGTTTCCTGTTGGCTATCTTCCTTGAGGCGTAGGCTACACATCTTTGCAAATGCATACAGGCTACCTGACCAGTACCACTCAGTCATTGTGGACTGTGGCAATACCATACGTGCTTGCTCTGGTGCTACACCTTCTTCAAGTAACTTTTTGTATAACCTACGTTGCCACTCATTACCCTCTATCAAATCACCAAGCAGATTGTCAGGGGCTTGATCCAAATCAATCTCACCTTCACTGCCTTGCTTCTTGTCTTTACTGCGTCCACGCCATACATCATTAGGTGGGTAGTATAACTCAGTCTCACTATCTACATAGCGTCTGCTTATCTCATTCCAAGGCATGTACTCATGCTTCTGTAGCTGTCGTGCCACAAAGATAGGTGCTTTGACATGAAACGTAGCAAACGCATGGTTGAACGGTGACTTGTGTTGATGCTTGGCTAGATAACGTATCAGCTTTACATCCTTTGGTTTCATCTCCCACTTACCTTTTATCATGTCAACACATTCATACTTAGATGTCTTGCCAAATGATACACGTGCCGCATTCACTACTGTCAGGTCATCGCCCATGTGTGATATGTATGCTACTTCAATCATGCTACATACCTCGCAATCTTGTACTCAAGGTCAGTGTGGACAATGCCATGCCAACCAGACAACTTGTTCTTCACGACATTGATGTGTCGTTGGTTGTCCTCTTCCTCTTGCCCCTCGACTGTAGGGTTCTTGGAAATCATTATCATCAGGTCAGCTTCTGCTGCCTTACCTGTACGTGACCCTTCCATCATGGCTTGGTTCAGTACCACCTTGCCCTCTGCCTCTGCTGATAGCTGAGACATGTAGAACATGGCACACTCATGCTGCTTGGCTATCTGTCTTGCATGTATTGCATTTGCCTTGAGTGCTTCATCAGGACGTGCAAACCCACCCATCTTGGCGAACTTGTCACCCATGTCCAGTATCACAATGTCAGGCTTGTATGACTTACATACTGACTCAACCCAGTTCATGTCACGCCCTGTAGCATCCTTGAACATGACGTTCTTACGTATCTGATCGAACACTTCCATAGCTCTCTTCTTGTTCTTGCTAATCTCGAACTTGTCCATGCCTGTGGCTGCTGTAATGTACCTGTGAGCCACCCTGTGATAGCCCTCTTCGTTACATAATATGATACACTTAGCACCTTGCCACGCAAACCCCTGTGGAGAAGCGACAAGAGAAGCATGGAAAGATGTCTTACCTGTATTTGGCCTCGCCCCTACCTCAATCAAATGTCCTGCATTGATGCCCTCTACCTTACGTGTCAGGGTAGGAATGTTGAACGTCCATTGTGACTCCAAATCTGTCATAGACAGGATGGTATCAAGGCTGATGTCTTCCCAATCTACATTGAGATTAGGTGTGAAGTCATCACCGTACTGCTCAAGCATATTACGTAGTGGTTCAAGGCTAGTCTTACTGCCATTCACATAGTCAAAGCCAAGGTTAGCAATGTCCTCGCCCACTACCTGTTGGAATAGTTTGGACAATACTTCCTGTGCCACGTCACTACCCATAGGTGTTTCTTTCTTTACCTTGTGGAACAGGTGACTGTATGCTTGCTTCTGTGCTGTAGTCAGTGTGGGATTGTTTGCCATGAACAATGCTTCTATCTCGTCAGGTGTAACTGTACGTGAGTACCTGTCCATTGCAGTATCCACTGCTTGTTTGATCTTGCGTATGTCTTGACTAAACAATCTATCGGGGCATTTAGCACCACGATGTTCGTCATAGAACTCTTTGTCCATCAAGCTACGTACTAATGATAATTCCATTATGTGTCTCCTAGTGTTGTTAAGTTATCCAAGTCGGTTTGGTTTCGGTATTTAAGGTCATCTTCTAGGCGTAGCACACTTACCTTTGGTACTAGCCCTCGTAATTCTTTTGCGAACTGTAGCGTCTTGGGCAGTGCGTCAGGGTCAAGTGCTACAATTGCTGTTGAGAACTGTGACAAGTGCTTCTTATGCCCATCGGATAATGATGTACCCAACACTGCGACCCCGACAAATCCATCAGTACCTACGATGGCTGCACTCACACAGTCCTCAACAACTACAGCAGTTGTACCATGTCCACAGACGTATGGCAAGCTGCTTTTTCCATATCGTTTCCACTTGGGTATACGTTTACTCAACGATCTACCAGTGGCATCTACCATAGTATTACCCTGCATTACAGGGAACACCACACGATGTTCCTTCACATCATACAGTAACCCCAACACCTTGGGGTCTAGCTTCCATTCATTACAGAACTCAGCTATCGCATCGTTATCTTTCACAATCCACTCAGGCTTGTCGAAAGTTATAGAGTGTGTCTCTTCTGCAACACTACCCAATGATTTGCGTATGTCATCTGCTGTGAGATGCACACGTTTACCACCAGATATATGACACCCTGCCTTATAGCAATTCCAAATCAGAGAACCCATGTTGTTCGTGATCGTGAAGGTCTTGCGCCCACCACACTCAGGACAGTCCATACGTTTAGTATCTCCATTTGTAAGTGTTATATCATTTATAATATTATAGACACTCATAATGTATCACTTTCAATGTTACTCCTTACAGTCGATTGTACAGCAATGTCTCTCTGTGTCAAGGCACTACTTGCACTTTCCTAAGTGTGCTTGTGATATGGCTTCACTGAAGACACATGAGTATGTCCAGATACAGCCATGATTTGTGGCAATGATACTCCCTTGTCTATCATCTGTGTTATACCAGTTCTCCGTATGTCCATGAGCCGTAGCTCTTCAGGTAGCTTTGCTAGTCGCATGATCTTACGTCCAACCTTGGACAGTCTCTCCATTGCGTATGGTTTGTATGCACCCTTCACAGGCTGTGGATGTGGTACTACCCAAGGTTGAAAGCCGAAGTCTTCCTTCTGTTCCTTGAGCATGGCAGTCAGGTTATCTGTGATAGGTAGAAACACATCAGCCCTACGCTTACTCTGCTCCAAGGTAAGCTGTTGTTTGTCCAAGTCAATGTTGCCCCACTGTAGGTTACGCATGTCACCCAGACGCTGACACCACTCGTATGCCATGTGTATAATCAACCCGACATTCCTGTAGTCAAAGTCACTGTACGCCACGTCAAGGAACTTGTTCACCTCACCATGTGACCACACCATCTTACGTTGCTGTGTCGTCTTACGCTTGATCTTGGCAAATGGATTTTGCTCTGCATGTTCCATCTGGATTGCGTAGTTGTACACACGACTGGCACATGTTGCCGCATGATTAGCAAAGCTGATGCCACGCTTAACCCAATCCTCATACGCTTTCTTTGCAACTTTAGGTGTAACATCTTTATACTTACGGCACCCGATTGTCTGGTGTAATACAGTCAGGAAGTAACGATAATCTACCTTAGTAGATTCACGTAACATATTGAAATCATTGGATTGATAGTAGAAGTTGATAAGGTCAGTGACCCTGCTGCTTGGCTTTAGTCCTACAACTTTAGCTTGTTCTTCACGATAGACATCAATCAAATCATTCGCACGTTTGGCGGTTCTACGTACCTCTTTAGGATCGCTGCCTAGTTCCATACGATCTACG